CATTTCCAGTAGCACCTGCATTACCACCTTTCATGGAAACATAACCAGCAGCACCAGCCGTTGTACCAGTACCACCAGTTCCACCAGCAATTTCTACAAAACCAGCAGTACCACCAAATGTGGTTCCGTTACCACCATTACCACCAAGTAATGTAATACTACCACCTGCTCCACCAAAACCAGTTCCGGGAGTACCCGTAATTGCTCCACCTGCCCCACCTGTAATAGTAGAACTTGAACCATTACCACCAGATACAGTACCTGAACCAGCAGATGTTGCTCCACCAGCAGTACCAGTTACTGTTAAAAGTGTTGGCGCATTTGTACCAGAACCTGAACCAACCGAAGCAACTGACGCTTGTGTTACATGTACCGTTGCAGAAGGTGAAGTAGTTCCTATACCCAATCTATTTGTTGCTTCTTTATAAGCAGATGTACCAAAAAGAATATCTCCTTTTGTAGCATTTGTTGTAGATGAAATAGTTAAACTATTTCCAGATGCTGTACCACCAACAACTGTTTGACCGCCAGATACACCAGTGGTTAAGTTGTTGTTGAGTGTAAGTGTAGTAGATGTACCAGCGATTGTTATACCTGCGCCATCTATAAAATCTACATCCGTACCTGTACTTGAGTTAAGTGTTACAGGGGAAGAAGTGCCGGAGAAAGTTAAATCAGTTGCTCCACCACCTCCACCAGCATCAGTAGCAGGTGCCCAAATAGTTCCGTTCCATTTAATTACTTCTCCTGTTGCAGCACCTTGTTGACCTAAATCAGATGGTGTAATACCTCCTGTTGCAAGTTGCCCAAGAGTATTTCTCCATACAACATTAGTTTCAGAGGTTTTGGAAGGAAGACCCTCAAATCTAACAGTGCCTACAACATCAAGAGAGTCCCTTGCTGCTGTCATTCCATTACCTATTTGAATACCTGTTTCCCCAATCCTCATTTTAGGATTATCGAGTTTAGATGTCATAAAGAATATGGGGTTGGAGTATCTGGCACCAAGTATCAGAGAACCGTAGTTCTCAAATGCTGTACCAGCAGTACCACCACCAGAGGTTACAATGTACCCACCGTTATCAGTTATTGCCGAGGTAGGTCTTGCTGCTTCTGAACCACCTAGAATAAGTGGAACATCACCCCCGGAAGAAATCCATGTCCTACCAGACAATGTGAAATTCTCCTTCACCAAAGGGGCGAAAGAATTTGTTATGTTCGTATAAGTGCCGGTGTTCTTGACCCATATGTTATTCTCAAACGAACCGCGTCTTGCAAAAAGTGCTTCCGTTGTAGATAAGGTAAGATCAGGATTTGTTCTATCTGTAGTAAAAACAATACTGTTATTAATCCTTGAACCAATTACCAATTTACCAAAACCGTTCCATATACCAGAACCACCTGCTGTTGTAGCAATAAATGATTCATCAGTTCCAAATATGGAGCCAGAAGTAACATCACCGCCAATCCTAAAACCAACAGAACCGTTGTTTGTTGAGAATAGAGTACCATTAGTATTATATCTAAGATTCAGATTTGTTAAGCTGTCTATAGACAAAGAATACAAAAGTCTTCCTGATTGAGAAGTATTCTGTGTAAATCTTCCACCTTGTATAATGGTACTTCCTGAAAGAGTTAAACCGTTGGAAGCACCAGCAGCACCATCGGCTTGAAAATGCCAAGTAGTCCCTGTATTGGTTAATGTTATATTACTTACTGTCGACGCTGTAGATACACCGTTAATAGTTGTAGTACTTTCAGGGTCAACTGTAACAGCCCTACCTTCCGTCTCGTTCATCAAGAATATGGTATTCTTAGGATGTAACAAAAATGTAGGTATGATTACTGAACTTGCCGTAATACCTGTTGAAAGAACTTTATCGTGAAATATAGTTGCTCCATTACCAGCAGACTGAAAATTAGACCCGTTAATCTTATTTCGATTAAGAAGAAATTTTGTTCCGGGAGCTAAACTCATACTTGAATATGGAGCAGTAGAATAAACTATATCACAATTATCAAACTCAAATACCTTATTGTCTGATTGTTGACCTCTTACCAAGTAGTCACAATTTATATAACAATCTCTAAAAGTAGCACCACCGAAACCATCGTAAACCAAATCGTTATTAGACCCTGTATTCAGCAGGATGGAACACCGTTCAAAAAGGTGCCCACCATTTGAGGTAACAAGAAGTCGATCAAAGCCTGTGATGGTACAGTCATAAACTCTCGATCCGTTAGGAAAACCAACTTGATCCACAACACCATTGCCATTAAAATAACATCCTTTAAAAATTAGGGATGAGTCTGATGTAGTATTGTCTTGCTGAATCATTTTTGCAAAACTATAGAAAACATCATACCCAACAGAATCCATTTTGATATTCTCAAAGACTGCTCTTTTGAAAGGGGTTGTTGTATTACCTATTACTATACCATAGCCACCAGTACGTCTGATAATACCATTTTTTACACTTACGTTTTCTGATTGTCTTATATTAAGACCCGTACGAGAAAATGGAAGTGATGCTGTGTAAGCAGGAGTAGAACCATGTCTAAAACCATCAATGATAAAATCTTCAAGTGTGAAGTTATTATTAAGCGTTAAGTGATGGCCAATACCAATTCCCGGCCCATAGTATCCTGTTATATGAATTTCATCGCAAAACTGTGTTGCTATGTCAGGTTCAGCATCCAAACCAAATAAACCTATTCGACTTGTGTAAAGGTTTTTTACAGTGATGTTTTTACCAGATATAATAGATACACCATTCCGAAGAATATTATCCATGACCACATTCTCAATTATCACATTAGATGAAAATAATGGTTCAGCAAGACCAGAAGCCGTAACCATAATACCATCACCTCGTATGTCTGTAAATCTAAGGTTTCTTAAAATCACATTATTATAACCTATTGCTGAAATATCACTAATTGGTTTGCCAACCGTAAGACCATGACTAAATTCAGATGTTTGTGTAGCAATTTTACCAATAAAGAATAATCCGTCAACAGTAACATTATTGCTCATTATTGTGAGCATTCTTGTACCAGTAGATAGACCTGTCCTTAATTGCCAAATAGCATTTCTACCATAAATATTTTTAGGTGTGGTAAGAGTGTGTTGACCAGTCAAGTAAGTACCAGCCGGAAAGAACACATCATAAGGACTATCTAAGGCTAGTTGAACAGCCAAACTATCTGTAATTCCGTCATCAGGAATAGCACCAAACCATCTTACGTTGACTGTCTTTTTATCAAACAAACGCGTCCACTTTCTACTAAGAGCATCGGTAAACACCATTCGTTGATCTGCTGTTTCAGTGTATGTTCTTTCAAAAATACCACCTCTAACAGAGTCAACCATTATAACAACAGAAGGAGCAGTAGCAGTATTAAACGCTCTGAAAGCAGTTGAGTCTGTTACAGTAGCGAATGACGTAGAACCAAGGTCGTCAGAAGGAGTCCAAGTAGAACCGTTCCATTTAATGGTTTGTCCTGTGGTTGCACCAGATGTTTTAAAACCACCTTCTTTAAGTAATTCTTGTGCGTTAATATTAAACGCTAAGAACCCTAAAATTAAAATTAATATCTTTCTCATTACATTAGTTTAAATAATTAACTCTGATAATATCGTTAAGAGTATTAGCGAAAGTTGTGAGAGTTGTACCTGAAAATGTATATTGTGTAGCAGTTGGAGCAGAAGCAACCCAATTTAATTCAACACCATTTCTATAAACCCTAAGAGGATATGCAGTACCAGAAACAACAGGAGCAGAATAAGCCATAGTAAAGGCTGTTTGACTTGCTGTAGCAGTAAATGTTTCTTCTCTTAAAACTTTGGTAGCATTAACAGTGAATGTTGGATAAGTACCTGTTACATCAATACCTGTACCATCATTTAAAACAACTGTTAAATCTGGAGCAGAGTTTGTAATAGTTGGGTTTCCTGATACCCCATTACCGTTCGATACTGTAATACCTGTACTTGCAGTTATTGTTCTACCAACACCTGTACTCGGGCCACCTACAGCAGTAATCGCATATAATCCTGTTGTAGCATTGGATGCTAAAGCGTCTACATCTGAATCTACCGTTACATTAGTTTGACTACCACCATTAGATGCTGTGAGAGCAGTACCTATAAAAGCCAAAGTTGTTTGTTGAGGTTGACTTGTTGTTTCCTCTTTAATTGTTGAGTACGCTTGTTGGGTTGGTGCGGCAATTGTTACTATACCATCCAATCCTGTACCTGTAGTGGTTAAGGTAATATTAGCACCTTCAACAAATTGAGTAGAACCACCTAAGTTAGAAAGAGTTGCTGTATGACTTGTCGCATTTGATGTGTTTGCAATTGTTTGCAACTCGTTAGTTATAGAAGCATCAGTTGCAATAAGTGGATTACCACCTGTACCATCACCTGAAAGACCTGCTCCAATAGCAACTACTTGAGAACCCCAATTGTCTCCACCAGAACTTGATCCAGCATTAACGTTAAGTGTATTAGTTGCTGGATTATATGAAACTACAGCACCACCAGAACCAGTAACAGTAAGAGTTTGACCGCCTAATGTTTCAGAGTTGGTTCCGTCAGTAACAGTTAAAGATTCGTTTGTAGCACTTTGGTCAACAGTAGCGATTGTTAAATCATTACCTGATCTTGTAATAGTAGTACCAGCACCTTGGACAATCCCAACGTCTGTACCAGTATCAGAGTCTATACCAAAGTTAGGTGCAGTACCAGAAGCTGTTAGATTAGTTCCACCTGAACCAGTAGCGTCTGGTGCAAAAGACCAATCAGTACCATCAAATTTAATTACGTCTCCTGTAGTAGCACCTGTTTCAGTTATTAAGGCTTGAATAGAGCCTGAACCTGTAGCAATAACATCTAGCGGAAAATTACCCACTACTTGTACAGTTCCACCACCTGATGGATTACCAGCATTATCACTAAGTCTTATAAAAGGAGCTGATCCAGATGTAGGATTGACGGTTATTCCTTGAACAGGATTTACTTGTGAAGACCATGATGAACCATTACTTGTTAAGACATTACCACTTGTACCAACAAGGGGTAAAGCCACATCAAGATCTCCAGAATTGTTAGTAACAATAATCCCACGCAAACCGTTGATAAGAATATCACCTGCACTACCCGGAACTCCGTCATTACCAGAAAGCTGTAATTGTGGACTAACTGTACCGATAAGAGCCATAGATTGTTCTTTTTCATTACTTGGTATCCATGTTGAAGTTCCAGAATCCCACCTCAATAACTGATCTGTTGTAGCACCAGTTGCTGTTACATTTACACCGTCTATTTTATCTACAACAATGTTTCCTGTATTGGATATATCAGCATCACCAGAAGGATTTACAGCAGTTGCTACGTTAGAAGCATTACCTATAAGAATATTGTTATTTGCGAGTGTAGAAGAAACACCTGTACCAGTAACCGTAAAGTTAGGATAAGTTCCTGTAACACTTGCTGTACCAGCACCAGTTATTGCAACAGTTTGATCCGGTGAACCATTTGTTATGGTTATCTCATTAGTACCAGTATTTTCTGAAATAGCAATTCCTGTACCAGCATTAATTATTAAATCCGTAGAACCCGTTGTATTAGATCGAACAATTGATGTTGATCCTGTACCAGCAAGAACAGACAAAGAACCTTCATTGTTATTTAAAAGATCACCAGTATTTGTAATTACCGTTCCAGTAACATCTATACCTGTTCCACCTGTATATGTAGTTCCAGCATCATTTGCTGGTGCCCAGTTTGTACCATTCCATTTATAAACTTGTCCGGTTGTAGCACCATTTTGTAAAAGATCAGCTTGTATATTTTGTCCAGTAAGAGTTAAGTCTATCCTAGCATTATCTGTAACAGTTACAGCAGCATGACTTGCTGCAACAGCAGCATCTAAGCCTGTCTTATCTGTAGCCGTTAGTAAACCTGCTAAAGAAGTTGTTGCAGCAGGAACAGTAGCATCAATACCACTTGAAGAAACTACATCAAGAGTCGTGGTTGTTCTATTGGCAATTGATAAATCTGTAGAACCAGCACCACCTGTAGCATCAGCAGAAGGAGTCCATGCTGTACCATCCCATTTAAGTACTTGTCCCGTACTTGCCCCTGTGGCAGTTACAGGGGTATTATCTATTTTATCAACTGTTACAACACCTGTATTTGTTACTGTGGCATCACCTGAAAGAGTTCTGGATTGAGCAACATTGGTAACATTACCAATATAAACTGTACCATCAGCAAGCGTGTTTGTAAGAGATATTGTATTAGTTCCTGTGTTTTCTGTAACCGAAAGGTTAAGAGAGCCACCAATTATAATTTTAGCAGAAGATAAAGTATTACTATTAATACCTGTTGTATTTGCTGCTTCTGCTGTTAAGAATAAACTACCTTCATTTTGTGGATCAGCATCTCCTTCATTTGCAGAAATGACCAAACTGTTAGTTCCGGGAGTATAAATACTTGAAACTATACCACCACCATATATTCCAAGAGTTTGTCCACCAAGAGCTTCTGTATTTGTACCATCTGTAATGGTTAAAACCTCGTTTGTAGGAGACTGGTCAGTATCAGAATCAAGTTTAGTTTTATCTGTACCAGACATTAAACCTGAAAGACTTGTTGTTGCTTGTGGAACAGTTATATCAGCACCTGTAGATGATGTTATATCAAGAGTGGTGTTAGTTCTATTAATGATAGCAAGATCAGTTGCACCACCAGCATCTGTATCTGGAATCCAGTTAGTACCATTATATTTTAATACTTGTCCTGTAGTTGCTGTTGGAAGTGCTATATTAACATTACCAGCATTATTGGTTACAGTAATACCTCTTACACCAGATAAACCTATATTACCAGCATTACCCGGAATACCAGCATTATCTGATAGTTGAATATTGGTTCCACTAAGAATCATTTCCTGTTCAATATTCAAAGCATCATTTACTTTTTCAAGATTATATTGAAGCAATGTTTGTTGATTTGGGTCTGTAATACCACTGACAAAAGGAACAAGATTATTATTTGTTGTTTCGTAAATAACACCTTCTCCCGTAGGAACCGATAGTATCGTTGAGATACCTGTGTTGTTTATTCTAACCGTAAAAGAAGGATCTGTTGCAGATACGATAGTTGTGATGGGTAAGTGATAACCTACACCAGCATCCGTAAAAAATACAATCTGACCTACAGCAATACTAGAAGCATCAAAGTAACCAGATTGATCTTGAAACGTACCTGTTATTTCCCAATATCCAGCACCAGAACCTACTTGAGACATAAACACCCTTCCTGAAAAAAGTGGTATGTCTTCTACTTGTGCAAATATCAAACTGGTTGAAAAAACCAATAAGATAAGCAATAATATTTTTCTCATTATATATTTGTGAATTTTAAGTGATAGCCTTGTGAACCTGCTGCTATACCAGCAACCCTCATTGTAATAGAACCTGTTCCAACAGCCACAACAGATATTGCAGGATTATTATCCAAATCAATAGATATTGCATTTGTAAGTGCTATTGTACCACTTGTGGGTATTGCTGATTTTTGTACCGTTGGTATTCTTAAATCAGATACACCAGTGTTACCACCAGTTCCTTGAAACACAACTCTAATCCAGTTAGATGAACCACCAGCATCAGCAGATGCTTGTATATCAGCAGCAACCAATCTCCAATCAGCAGATAATATTCTATTACTTCCTGTTGGTGCGGATAATGTCAAAACATTAGACGCAAAACTTGCGGTGATACCAGTTTGTGTTGCAACAATTCTTAGACTTGAACCAGCATTTCCACCAGTGATAGGGATGTTATATTCAAATATTCCAGAGGGTGCTGAACCATAAGATATGATTCCGGTGACAGGATCAATATAAACAATGTCTGTTTGACTTAAAGATTTAAGCCCCTTGATAAAGTGATCTGTAACATTTGTTTCAAAAGAATTAACAGGATTTACACCATCTGTTGTAACAAGTGACGCTGAACTTGGTGAAGTCATTAATACTCCTGAATAAGCACCAGCATTCTGTTGTACAAATCTTGTTCCTGCTCCATCAGGATCAACTCTTATTTCAGCAAAAACACTTGCACTGGCTGCTGTTTCTGAATGTAAAAGCGCGCCATTAGCAAGTGATGTTGTTAAAAACAAATTAGATTTTGCACCTGCTCCGTCATTCGCTTCAAGAAATATAGAATCTGTGTCTGTTATAAAAACATCATATAAAGCATTACCGTTTATAATAGTATCTTCTGTAAGAACAGCACCTAATTTAAAAGGAGTACCACTTGAACCGTTACCTTGAATACCATTAATAGAATTTCTATTGGCCTCAATATTTGTTTCTAATGCTTGAAGTGCCTGTTTAACATTCTGGTTATCTGGAATAATTGTTCCGGTAAAAGTACCAAGATCAGTAGCCAGTGCAGCAACACCAGTTAATGCTACAAGACCCGCAACATGTGCTTCTATCGTATCAAGATTAACTGCTTGAGTAACTGTTATGTGATCTACTTTAACTTTATCTCCTGCTGGCATAACACCAGCAAGTAAGTTTGTAGCAGGATTAAGTGTTGCATCTGAACCTGTATCTGAATTAACACCAACTGTTGTTGCAGTTCTTGTACCTTCTGTAAGATTGGTCATTCCACCACCACCACCGCCAGATGTAATATCAACTGTAACAATATTACCAAGACGTGTTGCAACAACACCAGCACCAGTAAAGTTAACAGTATCAACATTACCATCATCGGCACCAAGATCAACACCTTCGTCTTGAAATTGAATCCTTACATTCTTTTCACCATCAAGTTCGTTAAGTGCTGCTTGTACGTTGGTACTTGCTATATTACCTGATGGTGTATTTACTATATCAGATGCGTTGAAAGAAAGCATTGCTTTCACCTGACTTGGTGTAAGATCAAGTGGATCCCCTGCCGCACCTGTATTATTTCCTTTTATTGTATTAGCTGGCATATTAGCCAACTTCTGATTTGTTACAGCATCATTACTAATAGTAGTAACTGTTCCACCTGCTGCTTTTGTAACATCACCTGTTAAAGCAGATGTTCTTATGTTTCCCGAACCATCAAATTCAACACCACCATTTACACCAATTTCTTCAACATTACCTAAACCTGCCGTATCCCTACCTAAAAGTTTATCGGTATTGATCTGTTGAATTTCATTGAACCCTACAACATTAGGTTTGATTTGCCAAACATCACCCGCAACATTTATATCTGTTTTATCTCCATCAGATACACCGCCTGTTGAATTTAAAACATCACCTGTCATTGAAAGATTTGAACCAAGTGTAATAGGGACAATGTTACCAGCATTTCTACCAACAAGTGAGTTAGTTGGTACAGCCATATCAACAGGATCACCAGATGTATTCTGGTTTCTTGTTTTTACGGTATTGGCTGGCATATCTACCAATTTGGTATTTGATACACTGTTTGCAGATATGATTGTTGCACCATCGCCAGTTGAAGTAACATCGCCTATATGGTTGGGATGTGTGTATTGGGTTAAACCATCCAACTTGATTTTATCTGTTGGGGTCATTAACCCTGCTTGGGATGTATTTACGGGAGGAAGAACCACACCAGTACCATTATCATTATCAATAGGTATTGATGTAGATGTTATTGTTCCAAGAGAAAGATTTGCTTCATCACTTCCACCACCGCCAGATACTATAATAGTACCGTCATCAATGGCTTCTTGGATTTCATTGAATAAATCTATCCCCTCGTTTGAAATTATTGCAGGTGGATTTCCGCCGAACTGTTCTGTTTTTATCTCCTTAACAATTGATTTAGGGAGTATTATTCGTTTTCCTGCCATTGTATAAAAAATAAAAAAAGGTGTTAAATGTCTTCACGACATCTAACACCTTTAAGGGATTGTATTAAGAAAGATAAACACCACCCGCAATAGCATCACCAGTTACTTTGAAAGAACCAGCAGTAGTACGAGAATGTTCAAGCCAAGCAGAAAGAACTGCTTCAAGACCAGCAACAGTATTAGCCGAAGCAGTACCAGTACCAGCATCATTTGATGTTACCATTGTAATAGGAGTATTACCAGCAGCAATACGGGTAATTACGTTATTCACGTTTACCACAAAAGCAGCAAGTTTCTCACATGGAAGCAGAATCACCAAACGTTTTTGTGCGCCTTGTTCTCCGGTAAGAGTTGCCTCTTTATCGAAGTAATCAATCACATAAGACGTATAACGTTTTGCTTCGTTGATGTAAGTTTTACCTTCGTTGAACCAATCACCCATAGGACGATCTTGACGGGTATGAACCATCAAACCAGCACGGGTTCTCCATTCATTCAACCAAAGTCTACCAGTGTTAACTTGTTCTTCACCACGAACCGTAGTGGTAACAGGTTTGGTTGCGGTCAGTCTGAAAGTATCAGAAAGGTTAACCGAAACAGTGGTAATACGTTGTGGTTGATCGTCAAAAGTACTGACCAATTCACGTTCCAAACCAATAACAATCAGAGCATCAACTTTAGCAGCAGCACCAGCAGTCAGAACATCAATACGTTCGATAGTTGAAGTTGCAGTAAGATTTGCATCCAAATGTACCAGTTCAGCAAGAGCAGAAACACCTGCTTCGCCAAGAGTCATTACTTGGTTAATACCATTACGGGTATCAAAAGCAATGCTTGTGGTAGGAGTTACAGTACCAATTACTTGACCTGTAGAACCAGCAATATTCACACCAAAGACAACAAAATCTTTTTTACCTTTATTACTGAAACCATTTCTCAAGCAAAGTCTTGATTGTGAGTTCCATTGAAAAGCAAATTGTTGAAGAACATAGTCTTTAGGTTGTGTAATACCAGAAGTGGTAAAGTTAATAGCCGAAAGATCTGCAACAAGGACATCATTGTTTGCACCATAAGTTTTTTCAGTATTAACACCATCAAGCGTCAAATATGCTTTATAAGCAATATCATTTGCAGGAGTACCGAAGTTAGAAATTACTTGTGCTGACAACTTACCAAAAGTTGCTTTTTTAACACTCACAGAATGGATTTGGCCACGTCTGATTATGTTGCTTTCTTGTTTAGCCAAATCACCATCTTCCCAAAGAGAAACGGTGTTAGTAGCATTAGATTTAGGAGTACCAGCAACAACTTTAATTGCTTGTACTTCTGCTGAATCATCACCAGTAACATTATAGTTACCGAGTACCCGAACAGTAGAGTTGGGATCAAAACTCAAAACACCAAGTTGACCATCAGTCAAGTTCAATGCTGTAGTTGCTGTCACCATTGCTCCTGTAGGGAGAGCTAAATCTCCACGACCAACCAGAATATCATAGGCTGCCGGAAGTCTGTTACTTTTTATCATGTTTTAGTAAAAATAGTTTTTTCTTGTAATTGTACCTTGTTTGTATCCTCAAGAATACTGGCAAGATACTGAACAGTCATATCAATAAGAACATCGTGGAACTGACTGTTAATTTCAGATGTTACTTTGGGAGAAGATGTATTGTAAGCAGTTAAATCCCCATTAACGTATTCCAAGGAATTATAGTTACCAGAGAATACTTTTACAGGTTCTTTTATATAATCTATAAATGAACTAGTGATAACACCATCAGAATAGATTATTAAAAGACCATTGGAAAAAGTACCCAAACATCTTTTCCATTTCTTAGATGGTTTGGTATTTTCATTTTGGAGTTTATACTCCAAATCATTATGTCTAACAATAGTAATAGGTATTCTACATGAATCCTGTACAATATAACCATTTACAAAATGCCTATACTTAGGTGAAACAGTATTGAGGTTCAAACTGTATTTACCTGTAGATATAAATGTTGGTGTTATTGATTTATCTGTAACAACAAGACTTGATAACATATCAATTCTTTGTTGTGTTACTTCAAAACCAACCCTATATTGCTTACTATTATTTGCCGTATAAAAGATTTCTACATAATCATCTTGTGCTTTATTAATAGCGTCATCCAGATATGCAGACGGAAAACCTTTTTTATGATTTGAATTTACCTTGTTCCATCTAACTTTAATCTCATGGTGTAGTCTATCTATAGTCATATTGTTTATTCTACTCGCACACCTTTGTTAACACATTCTTTAAGAAGATCACCAAACCAGTTAGAAGCATCGTTTGAAGGATCAAATACAACATATTCGCTTAACAGAAGATTTTCCAGTTTAAGTGCGTTATTGTGTTTACCCATGTTAGGTTCACCAGATTTTGAAGGCCAGTAAATCCAACCATCACGTACATCAAACACACGGCTATTAATAGCTTGTTGGATAATATACTTCACATAGAAACGATCTTTCTCTTTCTTATCTTTTATCATTTCGATAAGAGATAGAAACTTGGTAGCATTATCTTTAAAGTTTTTGGAATTGGAATCAAGATAAGCAGACAGTTGTGTTTTAACGGTTGTGTGATTGGCATTACCAATTACACACGGATTACCATTCTTGTACAAACAAAGACTTGCAACCTGATAACATTTAAATTCAGAAGAATTTTGTTGAAGATTAACTTTTTCAGCAATGACTTGTTCAACCAAATCTGTCTTACGCATCAACTCTTGAATATCTTCATTTTCCTCTGAAATATAAAAATGATGAACAGCCGGATTAGCAACATCTTTAGATGCAGCTACTTTAGGATGGTTCTTCAAAAGCATAATAGCAAGTTTACCACGAATGGTAGTATCGTCAAAACGATTTGTTCTTGCGTATAGGTCAACAGAAAAGTTACCTATATAAGATGCTTTATTTTCAATAGCATCAGGACGATTAACAGTATTGAAAATAAATTGTGTAAGCCTTGTTTGGAGTGTATCAATAGGCATTCCTTCTTGCAACTCATAGACATGTTGCAACTTAATTGTTTCAGCCTGTCTGAATTTGTCTGGAATAGAAGCATCGGTTGAACCAAAGAAAGGATTAGTAACCATTTCATCAAGCCCCGTAACATATTGTTGCTTGTTGTAATCACCACAAAACATCAATCTTGTTGTTGCTTTTTCTGATCTATCTTGTCTTTTTTGTTGGCCAAATTCAATCTGACCATTATTGCCCATATAGGCATAGGTTTGTTTCTCCCGTCCTTGGGGAGATTTCCGCGTCACCGGAGATACAAATAAAACGTTCATGTTTTAAAGTTGGAAAAAATAAAAAGAAAAGGGGATACGTGACCCCCTTTTCTTTAAACCAGATTATTAGATAAACGGGTTAAACTCGATTCTACCGATACGTTCAGTATCCCAAACGCCAAGTGAACCGGACATTTCCCGATAAACACCAAGTTCTTTAGAATTGGTGTGGACATTACCACCAGACTTTTCAGCACCAGTCGTAAAGTCATACACATTAGAAACAGTGTAGAAAGATTCAACACCATCTTGATAGATCATGGTCATGTTCTCACCTCTTGCACCTTGTCCGGCATAATTGGTTTTACCAAAATCATAAACGTTGATGCAGAAAGATTCTTGGGTATAGTTAGTACCCGGAGCCATTGTTTTGTGTATTGCAGTATTGTCTGCCGAAGGATCATATTCAATAGATACCGTAATACCCATTGGTAATTTGATCTCGGTGAACATAGCACCATACGAAAGTTCATTTGAGTGAACACCGGTAGGATTGCTATTTTTGCTTACAAAGTGACTGTCAACAGACAGGAGACTAGCATATTCAGCATAGATTTTTTTGCTCAACCAGCTAATAGCACCAGTACCACCAGACAGAACAACATAACGATCTTTAAAACCGCGTCTGTTCATAAACAGGTTGTTCAACCATTCAAAGATACCATCAAGTGAAAGGCTACCATTGTGTTCCAAGAATTGACCATCTCTTACAAGTTGATCCCAACCCGGAGCAAACTTAATCGGACGACCCGAATCACGGTCAACTGTTTTTTCCAGACGACCAAATTTCATCATCATCTCTCTGTCCATTTGGGTTCTTTCTTCCAAACGTGCTTCAACAGCAGTAATGAAAACTCCGGCAGGAATCACTTTACCACCATCACCACGCATGTTTGCTTGGTAAGTATAACCTTTACCAACACAACCATCAGAGAAAGTTTTACCTTCAACCGAATAAGACATACCGTTCATCCGTTGACCAGATTTCTTGGCAGCAATTTCAGCACGAATAAACTTGTCGGTAAATTCTGCTTTGTTAGCATAGTTGGACGTCCAAGATTGAAGTTTGTACATATCACCATATTGGTCAGGAGCAAACTTTTGGTTCAACTCATCAGACACACCACTTGACACACGAACAAAAGTTTTGTCGGGACGAAGTTCTGTTACAGGGATATAAGTATTGGGATCACCATCTTGAATCACAACTTCATATTCAAAAGAGTTGGCCGAACGAACAGTCGGTTGACCCAAGATACGAAGCAGTGGAAGACCATAACCACCGAGTTTGATTATTGCAGGTTCATGCAACCAGTTTTTGTCACATGCAATTTTAAATGGCAAGTTACCTTTACCAGCAAAACCAGCAGGGTCAACAAGCAATTCTGTAAAGCGGAATTCAGGTTCTGCATCAAAACCAGCATACCATGTATAATCATCTGTTCCACCCGGTAAAGCATAGGTATTACCTTTTGCCATTGTATAAAAAGTGAACAATTTGTTCACAATATCTGTTTCTAGTTCTTGGGCGAACGTTTTAGCCATCTTAACTCCAAAGTTGTATGGTGTCATACTTTGGAATAAACGGTTGTGAGTGTAGGAATCGTGATACGATCCACCAAATCCTTGTCTCTCCATTGAGACAAGAGCAGTTGTACGTTTTACTGACATATTGTTTCTATAAAATTAGTCTGGTAGAAACTCGATTTTTGGACTAGATGTTTTTCCAGCATCCCTACGTTCAGTAGAAATTTGAACACTGGACAATCTATCCTTAAACTTACTTACCGCTTTGGTTTCTGCTTGTTTCTCAAATTTAGAGAGATCAAACTTCCCATCCTTATAGTAAGTTAAAATATCGAGTAGTTGTGTATAAGCCTTTGGGTTAGATGAAATATCATTAACAATCTGACCTACGTTTGGAGCAATCTCTTTAATAGCCTTTTGTCTAATAGGATTGTATGTTCCAATTTCGGTTTGTACCGATGTAAGAAATTCAGCATGTTGTTTTTGATATTCTGTTTCTTGTTGTTTTACTGCTTGAAGATTAGCCTTTGTGATGGAACCTTTTTTATCAAGTTCTTTCTTGGCCTCATCTATCAATTGATTCTCATCTTCAAGATCATCAAGTTGTGCCTGAATAGCCTTAGGCTTCAATCCTTTTTCCGCATAAACAGATTCGAGGAATGTACGTGCCTCATCTACTGTTTCAACAACAGGAGATTCATCATTCAGAAAGTCTTGATAAAATTGACGAAAATCGTCTTTTGTTAGATTAGGTTTTGTAAGTAAAAGATCTACAAAATCCCGTGCTTCTGTTGGCAATTTAGAAATCAGATTGTTTTGAACAATTGTAGGAAGTTTATCCATTTGTTCTTCAATCCATTCTAACGTACCGTCAAAAGGATTGTCTTCTGAATCAACAATCAAGCCACGGTTTTTATATTCTTCATAGGTAAATTTAGCAAGTTCGTCAGGCTCTTGTTGAGTAGTCTCTTGCTCAACAGATTCTTCTTGATCTGTTGTTTCCTGAACCTCAAGTTCGGTTTGGGTAGGATCTTCCTGTAGTGGAGCAAATTCAATTGCTTCTTCGTCTAAAGTCATACAAAGTTATGTTTAATTATTTAATGTAAATAAGAAATATAGAATAGGTTGTATCAAGATTATTCGCAGATTAACTTTTGTTAAAAATTACTTGCTTGTTTTCTTAATCCTTGCTATTTTATTCTTTTCTTCATCGTTTTTTATTTTATGATCTAATTCCTTTTCTTTAAGATTCAACTGTTGCTCTTTAATATAAACATTGGCCAAATCAACAGAATCAGGAATATTATTATTATTGAGATCTTGTTGAAGACCAAGAGACGTTGCTCTTATACCTTCTTTAGCAATCTCAATTTCACCTTTAACCCTTACAAGTTGTAACTGATGTGCTTGTTCATCTTCTCTTGCTTCAATTTGCATTTGAACAGATTGTGTTTGACCATCAATTTGTTGTTGTTGCAATTGTTGTTGTCTTTGGAACTGTTGATCTTCAAGTATAAGAATACGTTTATGTATTTCTTCTGGACTTGAACCAGAAACAATATCCTTAATAAGTTGACTTACAGCAGCAATTCCTTGTCCTTGATTTTGGGCAAAAGCTTGTGCTTGGTTTAACATCATTTCAGCATATCTTTCACCAGCAGAACCAGATCTTAAATGAAGACCTATATCAGAATGACTGATATGCTTGGGTGTAACAGATAGTGTTTCTTGACTACCATCCGGCAACCAGAAATGTTCAGAGATTTCTGTATTACCAAATACTTCAAACTGGTTCTGATAGAACTGTCTAAAAGCCTTTAGATAATCATTAAGTACCTCTTTCCATACAAGACCGTGCTTATAGAAAAGAGGTTCTGTAATAGTATAAGACTGAACAATTGCTTGTTGATTATCGGATACATTAGAACCTTGTGTAAAAGAAGCCTCTCTTTGTGGACTGATGCCCATAGCCAAAGAAATTTCTCTTTTAATCATATCTATAAGACTTTGAAGATTCATCAACTCAATTGCAGTACCAAGCATAAAACCACTTGAACCCGGACTTCTTGTTGAAGGTGGAAGACCACCAAGAGAAGTCTGTGAACCAGAATAAATATCTCTATTTGTCTTACGAAGAAATGCGAAATAAGCAGCAACTTTATCCCTAATCTTTTTACCATTTTCATCAAGCGCAAGATCATCGGGAATTTGATCCAAATCAAGAGAGTGAATAAATCCTTGATACTTGGCAAGTTCCCTGTTCTGAACAGACTTTAAATAAAGTAGTTGAAGATAAAGAGGAATAGCACGTTGTACATAAGACAGAGATGCTGAATTTCTAGCATTTAAGATAATACCTTTTGTAGAAAGGTTTATATCAAACGGATTTTCAGGATTGATAGGTTGATAAGGTACTTCCCTACAGACAGGATAAAAATCATTACCAAGACGTATGATCTCATACAAACGTGGTATCCATATTTCTTCTGCTGTAAATTCTGTATTGGTCAATTTATCAAACCAGATGTAACGTTCTGTTTCCTGATCGAACTTGTTTATGAACTTTTCTTTGGTTGCATAATCAGGTATTTCAAAATCAGACGAAAGAATTTCTGTAATAGGTTTATTGTATTCATCCATATAAGATAAGAACACAACACTTTTAAATGCCACAAATTCCAAGTGGGTTTCCCACACAAGATCGTGTCTATTGGAGTTGACATTAGATGTTTGGTTAAGACCTGTATATTTATTATTACTAGTCGAATTATCAAACATCATCACAAAATCCATATTATCCTTTGGAATAGGTTCACCACCAAGACCATGCCTTTTATCAAGACCGGAGTGTATAAACAACTTATCCATATCTGCTTCTGATATGTTATAAGTAGCAATAGCATCATGTATGGTAATTGGTGTTCTATACCAGAAATAAGAACCTTTATGTGTAAAGGGTTGGTTTGGATCTTTATGACCTTCTCCTTGAAGCGGATTCCTTATTTGTATATAAGGTCTACCATGTCTCCATCCATTGTAAACATAAAACCTATCTGCTATTGTAGCATCCTCAATAGTATCTGCCATAAGAGACATTAGATTGAGTTTAAGATAGGCATTCTTTAGGATCTTGGAATAAAAAATCTCAAGATCAGATTGCCAATCTTTATGTGCAATATCTTCTGGTTCATGTTTTGTGCGTATGTCTTGAATAAGTTTTTGGGCTTCTTCTTGGGACATACCTTCCATTTGTTTTTGTAAACCAAACAATTCCAATCCAACTTTCTCATCAATAGAAATCTGGATAAGATTCATCTGTTCTTCATTCTTAGCCTTTATAGCCTGATCTGTAGTCAGAACAAGTTTAAATTCTTCGTTTCTTTTAAGAGCCTCACCTTTAAGAACATCTACTTTAATCTTCAAGTCTGGAAGTGGATCTATCTGATCTGCTTCAACATCAGCAAGTAAATCTTCAAGAGGATTACAAAACAATCTCATCTTCATGTTAAGAGAACTAAGATTCATATTTGTAATCTCATAGGCGGCTTTCATTGTTTCATAATCAGCCACATTATGCTGTCCCATAGGACAGATATAGGCCATATAATCTTTAAACCACTGTTTATCATTGGCAAATTTCTTTGCTTCTGAAACTTTTAATTTTATCATACTTCATAAATTGCATATCCTGTAGTCAAAAGAAGTTGTGTAAGAGAAAAAGCATTTTCAATAGCAGATACTAAAACAAGTGTTGGGTCAATTAGATTTTGATCTTCTTCTCTTGTTTTTGTATTGATCGGTGTACCTGTTACTTGAAGTCTTGCGTTTGTCATAATAGTTGTATGTGGAGACTTCAATACTTTTGAAAGCCAGTTTGGACAATCATTATAATTATATAAACTAACACCAACACCAGTTTGGAAACCAAGACTTGATGCTGATTTAACAGCACCAACAGCATCTTCTATTCTATCAAATTCTTCTTTTGCTTGTTCTGCCGTATTACCACCAACATATATAATAGCAGATTTCTGTTGTATGTTGGCTATCCTGTTCTGAAATTCCTTAACTTCCCACGCTTCTTCCGCATTTTCAATTAGAGATTGAAGTTGCTTAACCCTTGCCCTAATCTGCTTGATAGGCGGATTGTTAAAAATAGTAAAGTTGTACGGAGAAATAGTAACCCTGTTGGCAGAACCACTTGTTAAAAAAGCCATAATGTCTTTGATATTATGCTTCTTTGATTCAGCCCAACCGGGAGTCTTTACCAAACATATCCGAATACCTCTTTCCTTATTAGAAAGAGCATATCTAACAATAAGATCAGAATAACTAGAACAAATAATAACAAGAGGAACTTTTTCAGAATGACATGCTCTAACATATTCATCTATTTCAGATGGTTCGTTTAAACCCTCATCAAGAATAAGAAACGTTGGATTTTCAAACATACAATTTCCATTATCCTGATTAGCAAAACCGGGATTAACATAACCTTCTTCAAAGGTCAAACCAACAGTATGTTCCGTATAAGTCTGTCTGTTCTCTGTTTTCTCAAGCGTAATACTTGCGTCCAAACCAGTCTTAACATAAATATTCTTGATGAATTCAGCCAGTTGTGGATTCTTACAAGAGGTAAGAGCAATATTATAAATATCTTCTGACGATTCAATCTTACGAGAAGTCTCAATCAGATACTCTTTAAGTTTATTGATTTCCGCTTTAGCGTCCTGAATAAACAGATTAAAATCTACATCTGCTGACAATGCTTCTGCCATACTTTTAATAAACTCACTTGTCAAGAGACTTGTGAGAGTCGTACCATCACCACATGTTTTAACTGTCTGCTTTGCAGCATTCATTAAAAGTTGATGACCGATATTCTGTTCAATATTAGAAAAACCAATTTCTTGTGCAACAGAAACACCATCTTTTGTAAAGATCAAATTTCCATTCTTAAACATAAGAACATTCTTTCCATGACCACCCATCGTGGTACTTATAATCTTGGCTGACTGGTTAATACCATCAATAATGGTACTAAGATCGTCTATGTGTCTGTTTAACATTTGTAAATATGTTTGGATTAAGTGCTATAAATTGAAGTGGATTCTTTTTATCAGCCTTTTGTTGTTCTTTATTGAACGTGTGTTCAAGTTCTTTAAGAGCAAGAGGATAACCTAAAAATGCAGACACAGCATCAAAGTTACCATCAAAGGTAAACTGTATCAACTGATCTAACAAGAAATTATCATCTATTGTTTCAAGAAATCTTTGTTGATTCCCGTTGAATAAAAACTGTTTTAACAAAAACTCTGCACCATCGGTACACATTTGAGCCTTGTCTATTTTATTGGATACCATATATCCATATTCAGTAACAACTCTTTCTTTTGTAGAAGAACCTTTTTCTCTTGTTGGTCTGATAGCAAGTAGATGTGTCTTTTGTTTACGGATCATAAAACCCCTAACCCTATCACCTCTATTTGCTTCATACCATAACATCCTTATACAATTACCATAAAGTTGAATACCCTTTTCTACTATTTCATAAAAAGCATCCAAACCATTTGGATTCTTTCCATAATAAGTAGCCATAAGCAATCCTTTGTGTCCGGTATCTTTAAGATACTTAGGGTTTAACCAAACTTGAAAAGCACCAATAGAACCACCTTCATCTATATTTTCTGACACATAAGGGTCAAGTGTATAGATATACTGGTCTGGTTTTATCTCACCATCAATCTCAATCGGATCTTCATATATCAAGAACGTACCATCAGGCTTAACCATAGACTTATCAAAAGGATAAGAATAATACGGCTCTGATTGTGGGTTAAGCATGATTTTTATGCCTCTTTTAGATTGAGTATCCCACAATAATTCAACAGCACGACAATTGGTTTTATAAGACTTGGAAAGAATTACTTTTTGTTGTCTTTCAATCAATTCACCAACAGGGAAATATGAACCTTTAGTTGTTGTCCACATATCAGACGGGACAAGAGGAAAGTTCATTTTCTCGTTTCTAAGAATCTCTGGATCATCTTTAGATGCTGCATCCTTACGTCTTTGTTCAAAGAACTTTAAAGCAGATTCAATATCAGTATTACCATTCCCATCTTTAAACCTACCATTGGTAAGATAAGCAGGAAGAAACAGTCCAATCTTACCTTCTGACGGTTCCCATATATTATCAAATGACAAAAAGTTATAAGTCTCTGGATCGTTAAATACAAGTCTTGTTTGTTGTACCAATTCAATATTACCAGATGTACCATCAGCAAGTTGAACACCAAATCTTTCTTGGTCTTTGCTCACCGTTGCTTCATTGGAAAGAAGAGCATCCCTAAAGTTGGGCATAAGACCAATCTCTGTATAAATATTCAAAGCATTTCTTGAACCAGCAGCAGCTTGGGCACCTGCTTGTTTTTTATCAGAATAGTTAACATGTATCAGTTTTGTACCTGAACCTTCTGTTTGCCAACCAGATGGTGTTTCAACACGATACTCATACCTAAGAGGATTATCTGCATTATTTGCTTTTGCTGAACCAATCCAATCTATATAAAAAGGGCCGGGAACATAATCATCTTTACCGGGCGAACTATAAGCACCAAAGTCAAAATCGGTTCCTTGCTTGGCAAAATTGGTTGTTATCTTATCAATTAATTCGGCAGACTTACTTGTATCACCAGCACCAATAGAAATATTAACCTTTGGTTTTTGTTCAAGTACCTTTTTAGTATATTCTTTCATACCGTCAAAGGTCATAGTCTGATCTACTATACCAGCAATAGAATAAGATTTGCCACCCTAACGGACTATATCTTCACCCACAGCATTATCTGTTTGGGGATGTGTTTTGTCGATAATTTGTTGTCCTACTTTAATATCAATTTTATATAGCATTGTTGGAACAATATAAGGTTTGATTATTTCTACAAACTTTCTAAACTCTGTTGTATTACAACGAAGTCTATAAAAACCTTTCTCCTGTTCCAATTTCCATTCAACATTCCATTTCTCTTTGAAGTAATCAATAATGATTTGATTTTCTTCCTTGGAAAGATATGTGTTCAATCTTGCAGTACACTTACTATAAGTTGAATATTTTCTTCCCTGATACTTTGCGTTGTAAAGACTTCCGTCATCCATATACCAGACAGCAAGACCTTCCGGGGTAAGCCTGTTTAAAACTTTCTTAGAAAAAGTCTTTTTATTGTTCTGATAAATAAATCTATGAAGAACTTTAAAATAAGGATGATTACGTTCAAACCTTACAGCAAGTATTTTACTTCTACCGTGATTGTCTTCAAAAGAAGCGGTAGATTGTTTTTGGAATGTTTTGGCTTGTGAGCCAAATAATATAGACTTTAACCTTTCTACTTTCCAGCAGAAATAATCTATTTGTTTACCTGAATGTTTTAAGAGAAATCTACATTGAACAGTATTATGAATAATACGCTTATTGATACAACCGTCTCCTAAAACACATGCTATTATAAAATTTTTATCTTGTTTGGTCATGTTTAACTTTGTTAAACTTTAAATTAAAATTATCGTAGTCTCTGAACCTTTTCCATTTTAAAGGAACTTGGCTGCTGATTACTTGTAAGATACTTATTTTCAAACCGTCACGTTTATCGTTTCCAATTCCGTTGTGGTTAAGTACCAAAAGCCTTCCAGCAATTTACACATAAAATTGGTAACTATTACTAATTACCGGGGCAGTGGTCTTTACCCCTTGAACCAAAAATCATAAGATTGGAAGATTCATTATGATATAAACACTTACCAAACGATTGTTTGTGAAGCATATTTAAATACTTCCTTGGTTCTATATAAGTCTTTAGTTTACCATCAACATTATATAGATCAAGTAGTCTTTGCTGATCTGATTCTTTTCTACTACCTTGAAGGAGTTCAAAAATATTCTTGTCTAAGAGAGCCTTATCACACGAATATGTGTTATCATGCTTAAAACCAGAGAAACCCAAACATATAAGATACGAATAGTGAATCAACCAGTCAATATCACGGACAGTAGGTTTAACGAATATACGCTGCTTTCCATCCTGATCTTCAAGTTTAAAGAAGTTACCGTACTTAAAAAGAGTTGCTGGCATAAATCTCCAACCATGTACATCATAACACCATATACCTTCTATAGAATGTTTCCTATAGTTATTCCACTGCTTCTGATATTTAGGATTATCAGGATGATACTTTTCAGGCTTAACAAGAAAGTTGTTTATGTTATAAATATATGGAAGATCCTGTTTTAGTACTTCAATATTTGTTATCATGTTATTACTTGTTCCCACAAAGGATTAGAATCCTTCTTGGTCTTTTTAATTCTAAACGGTCTTTTTAAGAACGTCTTTTTCTTTTTTGGGTTCTATGAATTCCTTGATAGGAAGTTCCATTACCGGATAAATAGGTTTAAATTCTTTAGGTTGTTTGTTCATAATAAAACGTTTAAACGTGTTAACAGTTAATGGTCTATTAAACATTTTAATAAATTTCTCATCGCTCATTAACTCTTTAAGACCCGGTGATTTCTTAATCATACAATTCAGGAAATTGATAATCTGGATGTTTACCTATAAGATAAGCAAGTGCTTGGTTGTAAGAAAAGTCTTTAACTGTAAACCACCTGTCTTTACCTGTTTCTCTATGAACACCTCTAATCTTAAATTCAGTCTTTCTTTTCATTGTTATTTAGATTTAAAACTGTTTCCCATATAAATGGATTATCACCTTGACCTAGAAAAATAAGTTTAGACTCCATCCTATAACATCTTTCACAAATCCTTGATTCTTGTAGCATATCACCACTAGCATTATCAATCTGAAACTTTTTAGTATTATAATCACCAATAAGGGCTTCCGGTGAAATCCATTTATGTTCACATAAACCATTATTACCAGAAGTCAACATGTTCCAACCAGTTTCTACTTTCCAGCCAGTATTTTTATCTTTAAGGTTGTTGATACTTTCTATAAGGTTTATACAAGGAACTACTTCTTTAGGTTTAGTAAGCCCAGCGCCAATAGTATCTCGGGTTAATTTGCTACCAAAGTTGTCAACAATAATTCCGTCTGGATGTGTTATTGTAACGGTTTGGGAAGAAAGGAGAAAGGGGAAAAGAAGAAAGAGAATAATATATTTCATTTTGTTGGTTGATTTTTAATTTGATAAACACCCTCATCGGTGAAAGTATATAGGTAATTACTATTGTCTAATAATGCTTTTATAAGATATATTAAACCTATTTTAGAATTAACATAAAATATGTTTCCATCTATTTTACCAGACCAGCCCCATTTGCAAGGCCAAGTATAAACAACATAACATTGATCGTTTTTATCTGACGGTTCTTCATAGCAAACATAAAAATCTTGGTTATTGATTGTAACCTTTTGTATTTCTCGTCTTGCATATTTATCCTCGGCTAAATCAACATCTGACTGGTCAATCAAACATATATAGTTAGGATCTACTTTTAAACCAGAACCATAGCAAGTAGTACATATTTTTTTTCCTGATGTAGATGTTAGTTCTGATTCTATACCAGATCCTTTACAAGTTAAACAAGTGTGAAATACAGCAATATCATTCTTCTGGTTCAAAGACATTTCTTTCTCTAAGAGTTCTTTGTCTTCCACCGTGGATACGTTGGGTTGATTTTGACTTTTCAAATTCTTTATCAGTCTTTGCAAAATCAGCGTATATCTTAGGAATATTTGCTTTAAGTTTAATAAGTAATTCAGCATTATCAAGTGTAATTTCTTGTTGGTTTAAGAACCTTGTCAGTTTAAACAACTGATCTTTACTTTCTTTGTATGAAGCCTCAATAAGCGTAAGACATAATCTTGGAAACTGGTTCATACATTCTTTTACTATCTCATCGTCTGGATCAAATGATTGACTAAACGATTTACAGTGATCCATTAATTCATCAGGTGGAAGCCTGTAAAACCTATTCTTTTCTTCATCAGGATGACATAACCAAACAACACACCAAAGAACTCTTGATGAATCTATCTTGCTGTTTGACGTATCATTATTGTATAGATAAGAAAAAGGTTTGAGAATTTGTAGGTGCGGGTTATGCTCCCACAAATTCTCATTATGACTAGAGGGTACATTGAACATCTGCTTTGAGTGTTAAATCTGTTATAGAACCATCTAAGTATTCAATGGTTAAGTAAGTTGAAAGTTGTCTTGACCAATGTTTAACTGCTATTTTCCAAGTGACAAAAAGAGTATTTGTTGTCATATCCAATATAAAACTAGTACAATTACATTTAGGTTCTATTGATCTAATTTCTTTAGATCCGTCGTAGAAAAAAGCAACATGTAAAATACTACCTTCTGTCTGTTTACCAAAGTCATGTTCTGTTTTATTCCACATCAGGTAGGATAGCAACTAAGTCTTGATAATTAACTAAGATATAACCAAAATCACGATCACCAAATTTAGTACCAACCATAGGAACACCATTAGGATAATTAAAAGCAGTAGGCATAACTTGGAAGTAACCATTCTTAACATCACCAACAACTTGTGGTCTAACAGCAGATTCTTTAATAATCACAGTCTGTCCGGGAAGTAATTGAGAGAAAGACGGTGGTCTTGCCACAACAACAGCCTTGAAATCATAATTGTAATCATTCTCAACCATAGTTGCTTTTGGCCCCATAGCAGTAGGAATAGTAACCATCACAGGAAACGGCTGAATAACACCTTCGGGAGAAATATACGGTTTATTGAGATAACATCTAACAAGTACCTGATTAATAGGGATGAGGTCTGCAAACTTAGGGTCAAGTGCTTTAAGAGTATTATTATACTCATCTACTTGTTGTACATAAGTTTCATCAAATTGTGTAGCTGTTAGTTCTGCTTGTGCAGTGTTCTTCTGTCTTGTAAGAGGATCTTTGCTGTTTTTAATATCGCTAATCATGCGATTTTTGGAAACTTTCGGTTTCTGAATCATTTCTTTTTACGTTTAAATTGTTGATAATAATCCTGAATAAGTTCAGTGTTTTGTTTGTTGTTTTCTACACTTCTTTTGGTCATCTTAAATGAACCTATAAGTGGAATTTTTATAACAGTTTTAGATACTAACGGATTAGTTAAATAGTATCTTATTCCATCAACAAAAGACTTGTAGACAAGTTCAACAAGTTCTCTTGGAATTTTATGCTTTCTTGCAACCCGATCAAAAATATCACTCAACATAAAGATGTGATCTTAGTTTGATTTGTATTTTAAGATTAAATATCTGTGACGTATCTTCAATACCTTCTTTAAGAAGTATTCTATAATCTTGCATATTCATCACAACAATCGTCGGTGTAATCATCTGAACCAGTAAATCCCATACCAGTAAATTTATTCTGTCTTTCATGTTTATTAATTTATGACAAAGGACGTGTGTGTGTAATTATTTTTTGGAAATAGCTTTTGTCTAATTGTATTTAATTGGGTGTATATATGGGTAGTTTTTTTTAAAAATCGAAAAGATGAACTTGTGTATGCCAGTGGTTTTTTTTAAAAAGGAAAACATAGACTTGTAGAAGTTTCCCATTAACCACCCCCCTACTTCGATTTAGCGCGGGAATACCCCCGTGTCTAAATACAGTTGAAAAACTGGTGTTGCAGGGATACAGAACCTGTAAGTTTAGATCGTTATAAATGTAAACGATCCGTTTTTCCAAGTTTCCCGTTATTTAGAAACTTGGTTATCTTTGTCATCAAACAGCCTTAGGGCTACAACTTATTATTACAATGAATACTTGCGAAAAAATCTATGCTGCTGATTATACCAGCAAAACCACAGGTGAAACCACTCGTCGTGCTGTTGCCAAGTTCACAGATGGTCAGGAATTCATCTTTGCCAAACCTCTGGATGAGGTAAAGCAGATGATTGCTGATGGCCGTACTAAAGCCGAAGTGGTAGTGGTAGAAGGCCAATATGGTCGCTATGCTGCTTTCAGTGCATTCACCAATACCGAAGAACTGGTTTAATAGCCATTGTCAATCCATAGCCTTACTTTCATTCATTGATTGTAAGGTTATGGATTGACTTATTAAATTGCGCGGTGGTGGAAGTTGGTATCCCGCAAGGCTCATAACCTTGAGATCATCGGTTCGAGTCCGATCTGCGCATCAACGATATATAAATGGTGAACTACTCATTGAGTGTTAAGGTTCTTAAAAAGCATCAGAAACAGTGCCATTTGTACTATCAAAATCTAAACAGTTAATAATCAATTAGTTAGAGAAGAATAGGATGTGTAGTATTTATAACACACTCAAATCTATCATAACTAATTGATAATCAATGATATTGAAAACAACAGTATGAAAAAGACCGAAAAAGACCACTTAAATACCAGTAAAAACCCATTTGTATTTGGGTTAAAGATACCTGTTAGAATGTTCAGGAAGAAGCATGAGAGTGCTGTTTCAACAGATAAGAACATACTACATAGATATGAAGTCAGTACAACAGTACAGTCCGTTGTTATTGAACAGTTGCCAATAACCAAGGTATTTACTCCATTTGAATACAGGGAATACATATCAATGCTTAGTAAAGATGCTAAATGTTTGATGTTATGGTTATTATATGAATTGACACCCGGACAAGATTGGTTTCAATTGAACCGTAAAAGATATGTTGATGAAACCAAATTGAGTTATGTTGACTTAAATAACTCTGTAACACATTTGTGTAATGCTGCTGTTATTTGTCCAACAACAATTAAAGATTGCTATTGGATTAATCCATCATTCTTTTTCGCTGGTGATAGAATCAGTAAATATCCTGATAATCTTGTTGGAGATAATGAGGTTTAATCAGATAAATTAATGGAACTCTAATCCCCATCATTTTCTCAAATCCACTAACAACAAAATTATCCTGCTCATAACAGGATTACAAATAAATAAAATCATGGACTATACAAAACTAATCGAACTAATGACCAAGTT